TGTTCAGGCGCTAATTAAAGCAGGTACATATACCGCAGATGGCACTCTTGGTCTTACTATTGACTATGAAAATAAATCTTTTGAGCGTACCCAAGATGCTATTGGTTTGCGCGCAGGAGAAAACTTTGATGGTTATGCTATGTATGGCGGCAGAATGCGTTGTAATGTACGAGATGATGGTACAATCACTGCCTTCTATGGAGATTTAAATTATAAAGAAGATGGCTCTAATGGGCAGGTTATGATTTATCAACCCAAGTTCTATTACCAGCGTTCTTTTGTCAAGGAAACGCCATCAGCTCACGGAACTATTATTCGGCGCGAAAATCTTATACTTTCCGCGCAGGAGCGAGTAGGCTTCCAACTTCATCCTTTGTTTAAATCTGGCGATGAAGAACTAGATTATGTATTACTTCCTGCTTATGAAGGTAGTGTATATGATGCTAGTGAAAGTGCCTATCTTCTAAATAACGAAAGCACTGTGGATATCGCCCAAGACAAATTGAGTTCTATTGCCGGTGCGAAGCCTTTTAATGGCACACATATGTCCTTAACAGTAGATATGGTTAAAGCACTCGCCGCAAATCGCGGTGCTGGTTGGCAACTAACTAATGCCGAATCCGAGTCCGCTCTACAAATGCTAGAAACAGTTGAGTTCGGTTCTATGAACGGACAAGCCGCATTAGAGAAAGGTCTTACAGAAATCAACCGTGCCAATTCAACAGATTGTAGCGCAATTACTGGTTCTACTTCAAGCTTAGGTAATACTACTGGCGCGGCGGAATCCACTGTAATTGACCGCGATGGCACTAGAACAACCTCTTCTGTTGCCGGTTCTCGCGCAATTAGCTACCGTGGTATGGAAAATCCTTGGGGTGAAATGTGGAGACTTATTGGTAATGGAGAAATCCAGGGCAATGGAAATACTCTCGGCGGCGTTCCTTATATCAATGGTAACCCGCTTAATATTCACCTTCCTCACGCATCTTCTGCTTGGATTTCTGCTATGGGATATCAAAATCTTAAATACGATTGGATGTATCTTCCAATTGAATGTGCTACAAGCGCGAATAGCGCAGTTCCAGTAGGCGATGCTCTCTGGACTACTCAAAATCTTAATGCTACTAACCTCTTAGCAGTTGGCGGTTCAATTAATGCGAATGATGCCGCAGGCCCATTCTATTATAGCGCTGACATCGGTATGACAAGTGAAATTCGTTATTTTAATGGGCGCATTATGTTTGTGCCAACAAAGAACTCCATTTATGATGCTAATATCACTAAATGGCGCGCGCACTATAAGGAGGGACAGTAATATGATAGATTATGGAAGACAGTTTGGCTTTGTTGAGCCGCAAGAAGTAGAATTTACAGATACTTCTGTATTTGTTGCTTCTAATATTCAGCCTAAAAATAAAAATGTAGAAGACTTTCAAATTAATGGATACGAATATGACCTTGTACAATATACAAAGGATGAATATTTAATGAAGCAAGCCAATAGTATTGCCGCCTTACAACAAGAACTCGCCGCGGCAAAGATATTATTGGGGGTGGAGTAATCAATGACTTTAATTGAACTCGCGCGCAAATTGCGCCCATATATAGAAAAAGCGGCTTTATCTTTATCAGATGAAGATGCGCTAGAAGCCGTTGATTTATTTCCCCGCTGGGATGTTAATCACGGCGAATATGTAAAAGATGATAAAGTGAGATTTGAGGGCGTATTATATAAATGTCTTCAACAGCATTTTCCATAGGCAGGTTGGGCGCCAACATTGGCACCAAGCCTATGGACGAAAGTACTTATTCCAGATGAAAATGTTATTCCTGAATGGGAGCAGCCCGATAGCACTAATCCTTATATGAAAGGCGATAAGGTAATGTTTGATGGGAAAGTATATGAAAGTGCTATTGATAATAATATTTGGTCGCCCACTGCTTATCCAGCCGGCTGGGCAGAGGTAAATATTTGACTTTTTCCTAAATTTATAATATAATAATTATACAATGAAGGAAAGGAGAAAAGAATATGAAGCAGAGAATTAATATTACAGTAGATGAAAATGATGAAGTTGAGCGTCTATTTCTAACTTATAATTCATATATGAGTATGCTTCAATATCTTGCCAACACGGATATGGGCAGTACCCCCGTATATGATAAGAAATGGAAAGAAGCATCAGACCTTTGGGTCCAATTGGATAAGAAAAAGCGCGAAATTGAACTTAAATACAAGCCCGCCGGAGACTGGGATAGTTATGAATTTGATTTTGAAAATCAGCAGGTGGTGTTTGTAAAAGATGAGGCTTGATTTCTCCGATTAGATTATAAAGATGTATATGCGCGAAGACCCCGAAGCGACTTGTAGAAATATTACTTTTTAGGTAACGGATGATTGTTGCTTGAATTGTAGCTATTGCTATTAGACACACAAGGGTCATCGTATGATGAGTAAAGAAACCGCGAAAGAAATAGTAGATTTATTGTTTAAATTGTATGACGAAAACAATGAAGATACTGTCATAAATCATCATACATATGGTATTGTTTTGGACTTTATCGGCGGCGAACCATTTATGAATATTGATATCATATCTTTCGTTACTGAATACTTTATTCAGGAATGCGTTCGCCGCGACCATATTTGGCTTACTAATTTTCGTGTATCTATGAGTTCCAATGGATTATTATATTTTGAGCCAAAAGTCTAGGAATACTTGCGTAAGTATAAAGACTTTGTTAGCTTAAATATAACAATTGATGGACCGAAAGAAATACATGATACTTGCCGCAAAGATTTTAGCGGCGAGGGTAGTTTTGATAGGTCAATAAAGGCATGGGAACATTGGTATCATGAGGTAAAGGTAAATATGCCAGATACAAAAGTAACGATTGCGCCCGAAAACCTATCCTAGCTTGAGTCAACATTTGATTTCTTTCTAGCCAATGGCTGTACTACTATTCACGCAAATCCAATCTTTGAGCATCCTTGGACTATTCGTGAGGCAAGTGAATATTATCATATATTAATTCGCCTTGCGGATAAACTATTAAAGGTTGAAGGCGCGGAAAGTTCCCTATTCTCCGACTTTAAAGGTAAGCCTTTGCCGCCAGAGGATACTAATAACTATTGCGGCGGCACTGCGGCAATGTTGGCTTTTGACCCAGATGGCAAAGCATATCCTTGCTTGCGCTATATGGCAAGTTCACTTTCACCAGAACGGGCGCCACTTGTAATTGGAGATACGCATGGAATATATAATACACCAGAATACAAAGCAATATATGATGATATGAAGGCGGTAACGCGGCAATCGCAATCTTTACAAGAATGTTTAGATTGCCCTGTCGCATCCGGTTGTGCGTGGTGCTCGGCAGAAAACTACAATGAATTCGGCACCTATAACAAACGCTCTATTAACATATGTTGGATGCATCGCGCCGAAGCACTTGCGAATGTATATTATTGGAATAAGTATTATAAATTACATAATATCAAAGATACATTCCCATTATATCTACCTAGAAATATAGCGGAAAAAATAATTACAAATCACGAATATAATGAGTTATATATATTATCACACTCTAATATTTGACTTTTGTAGAAATTTCTGCTATAATATATACAGAAAGTGGGTAAGGAACCAACTTTCTAAAAAATAATTTTCATAACATAAGGAGGTTATGAGGTATGAAGTATTATTCTGAAAAACTTCATAAGGTCTTTGACACCGTCGAAGCTTGTCAGCGTGCGGAGTTTGAAGAAAAGGAAAAGGAAAATCTTGAAAAAATCCAGAAGGAAAAGGCTCTAAGGGAAGCTAAGGAGCGCAAGGAAAAGGAAGCCGCAGAGCGTAAAGCTATGGCTGATAAGGTTGAGACTGCGCGCAAAGCTTATCTTGAAGCACAGAAAGCTTATAGGACTGAACTAGAAGCATTCTGCCAGAAGTATGGCACCTATCATTATACAGTGAGTGATGCCGATGAGGTTCCTTCTCTATTTGATGCTTTCAAGTATGCCTTTACTTGGTAAGTAAGGCTTAGGACTGAGCCTTATCAGTCCAACTTTCTTAGCCCCTTAGTTGAATGGCACAACAGCTGACTCTAAATCAGTAAGTGGGATTGACCCCGCGGGTGAGCGTTCGAGTCGCTCAGGGGCCGCGTGGGAAGCGGACGGCTAGCTACCGAAACGAGATAAGGATGCCCTATCATCCAGCCAAATTTTATTCCTATAGGGAGGAATATAAAATGACGGGATTTATCTATGTAATTACAAATGATGTAAATGGAAAGTAGTATGTTGGAAAAACTACTGATACTTTAGCCGGACGATTTAGTGACCATTGTAAAGATTCGGTTTTATCTAAATGTAAAGGAAGACCTTTATATTATGCTATGAATAAATATGGGAAAGAACATTTTCATATTTCGTAGTTAGAAGAATGTGAACTAGATATTTTACCAGAAAGAGAATAGTTTTGGATAAAAGAATTAGATACTTATCATAATGGTTATAATGCCACTCTTGGAGGAGAAGGCAAGCAATATTATGATTATAATCTATTCGTTCAAGATTTTAATAATGGTATGAATATTAAAGAAATTGCTTAGAAATATCATTGTGGTACAGAAACAGTAAGCAAGGCTTTGCGAAAGGCGGGATTAGATACTTTTCGCGGAAGTAAATATAATGCTCGTTCAAATAGGATTCCAATATTACAATTTTCGATGGATGATAATTTTTTACAGGAATTTGACTCAATTTGGACAGCCGCTAAGTGGATAATGGAAAATCATTTTACCACCTCTACTAATCAAGGTCAAGTATAGAGTAATATTAGCGGAGCAGCGCGATAGATAGGATATAGAAAATCAGCATATGGATTTAAGTGGCGGCTAAAAGAAGAAGAAAATTAAATTAATTCGACACATACAGCAAACTTTGATGAAATAACTGGAAATTATCAGCGTGTCGAGTATTTGCGCCATTCGTATAGCGGTAATATGTCTGCCTTCCAAGCAGATGCGGCGGGTTCGAGTCTCGCATGGCGCTTTAATAAATTGGGACGCTTCACCTAGCCAAAGCCGTTAATCGAGGCTATAAGTATCGATTGGAGTGAAGCAAATTTTACCTGTTGGGAGAAGGCTTGGGTAAAATATTTTATGCGGTGGCGAAATAATTTTATGAAACAATCTGAAGCATATGAGTTATTGCGAAAAGAATATCTTTCAAAATTACAAGATATTGGTTGCGATGGATGTATAGCAGAATATTACTGCATTGAGAATCATCTCCGAACAGACCGTTTTCCGCAAAAGGACTGCTCTGAAAAACTTAAAGATTACCTTCAACGGTTGTAATTAAAAGGAGATAAATCTATGAGTGAAAAGCAATGTCCTCACTATGTTGATAGCCACTCTTGCTATTGGTGTATTTTTAAAAATACCGAAAATTGCCCGAAGCAAGAGCAATCTGAAATGATGAGGTGGCAAAATGGCAATAATATTGAAGTGTGTTGATGTTCCTGTAGCATGTGCTGTATGTCCCTTTGCAGAACGTATGGATAATATGAGAACATATTGTAAATGGTATCCAACAGAACGACCAACATGTGATGGAGAGGAAATTCCAGAATATTGTCCGATTGAGCAAGTTGTATGTGAGTAAATGACACTATGGCCGAGTTGGTATGGCACCGTCCTGCTAAGACGAGGTCATCTGTAAAAGGGTGCGAAGGTTCAAGTCCTTCTGGTGTCGTTCGAGTCCCTCACTATCTCGGCGCAAAAAGTGAGAACGCAGGCAAGCACGTATGCTACCCGGGAGCCACAACCCCGTAAGTCAGCCTAGGATGACAGAGCGTGAGAACCAGCGTTAGGTTACTAGAGAAAATATAACGACGAATTTGATGTTCCGTAAAAACATTCCGTAGGCCCACACGAAAATGAGGACGTAATGGCGACACGAAGATTCGCTAGCGGACTTAGGAGTTGCGAACCTAGGTGGCCGTGATTTCCCATAATTTGAACGCTAACGCAATTAGACAAGTAAAATTATGGGATTTTTATTTGACTTTTTCTGAAATTGTAGTATAATTATTATAGAAAGTGAGGGAGAGAAATGGAAAGATTTACACTTGAATATGAACTTGATAATGATAGGGTTTCTATTGAAAGATATAGAGAACAAGGTGAACCTCTTCGTTATGCAGAATATTGTGAAGCTTTTGTAGCTTTTATGACTGCGATTGGATATCCCCAGATAAAACAAGTATTTGACAAAGAATGAAAATTGAGGTATAATAAATATACCGAAACGGGCACTAGCTCAGTTGGTGAGAGCATCGGTCTTATAAACCGGTGGTCCTTGGTTCGAATCCAAGGTGCCCGATTATAATGGGGTGTAGCCAAGTAGGCGAAGGCACGAGACTTTGACTCTCGGATGCGTAGGTTCGAGCCCTACCACCCCAGCTTATGACCCCTTAGTCCAACCAGGCAGCAG